GTATATACCACTATGCGAGGGTTGAATGGCAGATCCGATTATTAAAATTAAACGATCTTCTGTTGCCGGCAAAAAACCAACAACATCAGACGTAAATCTTGGAGAACTAGCTCTTAATACTTACGATGGAGAACTCTTTACTCGCAGAGAAAGAGTAGGCATTGGAACAGACGTTGTAAGTATTGGTGCAGGAGCAACAGTTACAAATGTTCTTTATGTAACTGCAGACGGAAGTGATACAAATACGGGTAAAAAACTTGGAGATGCAAAGGCAACAATTGCAGGAGCAGTTGCAATTGCTACAACAGGAACAGTCATTAAAGTAAGCGCAGGTACATATACAGAAAATAACCCAATTACATTACCAGAACAAGTCAGCATCGTTGGAGATAGTTTAAGAGAAGTTACAGTCACTCCATCAAATTCTGGTGATATTTTCTATGTTAGAAATGGAAATTATATTGCAAATCTATCATTTGTAGGTGCAGCAAGCACTGGTGCAGTGATTGCATTCAGTCCATCAGGTGCAGGAAATATTACACAGTCACCTTATGTTCAGAACTGCACTAACTTTATTCCTAATAGTACAGGTGTCAGAATCAATGGAGCACATGCTTCAGGAAATACAAAAAGCATTGTAGTTGATAGTTATACACAATACAATCAAGGTGGTATTGGAGTATCAATCACCAATGAAGGTTACGGACAGTTAGTTTCCTTATTCACCATTTGTAATGATATTGCAATCTATTGTGGTTCTGGTGGTGCATGTGATCTTACAAACTCCAACTCATCTTTTGGAAATTATGGTTTAGTTGCTGATGGTGTTGGGTCAGTTCAATATACAGGTATTATTACCACAGCAGCATCTGCAAATAGTTCATCTTTCATAATTGCTGGAGTTGGAACAAATCGTTCTTATGACGGACAGGTTGTTTATTTTGGTCAACTTTATTATGAAGTCAGTAAAATTACAATCACCAACGGTGGGTCTGGTTATACATCAGCACCAACATTAACGATTGATGCACCATCAACTGATTGGGGAATTAGAGCACAGGCAGTTGCAACTATCACAAATGGAGTTGTTACTTCTGTTGATATTGTTTCTGTTGGTAGAGGTTATACAACTACACCAAACATCACAATTACTGGCGGCGGAGGATCTGGATTAACACTTTCTCTTGAAACAAAAGCAAAATATTATGCAATAGAAAGTGCAACCTTACCATCAGCAGGAATTTCAACGATTACAATTACTGAGAATTTACCTTATGCGGTTGGAGTTGGAACAACGGTTCCAATTTTTAAGCAAAGTCGTATTCTTGCATCAGGCCATTCCTTTGAATACATTGGTTCTGGCGTCACAATTGCAAATGCTCTACCTTCTACAGGTGGTGTTGCAATACAAGCAAATGAAATTGATATGAGAAATGGTGGATTAGTTGTTTATACATCCACAGATCAATCAGGTAACTTCAGAATTGGTGATGGAGTTACAATTAACCAAAGCACTGGTGATATTTCAGGAACAGCATATACAAGAAGTTTATATGCAAATGTAACGCCACTCATCTTAGCACTAGGAGGATAATACAATGGCTCTTGCACTAAATGCTTACAAAACAATCACTAAAGTGGCATCCACATCACCAGTTGGAATTTACACTGCTCCAACTGGCTATAGTAGTATTGTCCTTCTTGCACAAGTTGCGAATGTTGGTTCAGAAACTTATACAGTGACTGTATCTCATCAAAGATCAACGACAGGAACAGCAGTCACCACAGAGATTGTAAAAAATTTTCCAGTTTCTGCAAATGATACCGTAAGCATCACAAGTGGAAAGTTAGTTCTTGAGTCGAGTGATGTTCTTGTATTATCGGGAAATAATGCAAGCAATCTAAAGTGTATCGTAAGTGTACTGGAGACGCTGAACTAATATGTCTAAGTTTTTGAGCGGTAGAGAAAGAGAATTCAAGGTTGGTATTGTTTCATATACGGAAAACAATACTGTACTTCAGGTTGTAGGTAATACGAATATAACTGGTATTGTTACTGCTGCATATTTTTATGGCGATGGTTCTAATTTAACTGGAATATCTGCTGCTGGTGCAGGAGCAACTGTTTCTATTAGCACTATCGCTCCAACTTCACCAACTGCAGGATCTTTATGGTTTAATCCAAATGCAGGTAGAACATTTGTATATTATGATGAAGTTTCTGTTGGTGTAGGATCGACAGCGGCATGGATTGATGCATCTCCATCAAACGCATCTGGTGGGTCTGGAGGATCATCAACAGTTTCAATTGGAGCATCTGCACCAGGAGATCCAAGTTCTGGTGATCTTTGGTACAGTACAGATTATGGAAGAATTTTTGTTTGGTACGATGAAGTAACATTAGGTATTGGTTCAACATCTGTTTGGGTTGATGCTGCTCCATTTAATTCTCCGGAGGAAGAAGTTACATTAAGTCCAGGAAAGACTGAAAGTACAATCACAGCAACTTCAGGTCAAACTATATTCAATGTAACATATACTGCAGGTTATGTAGATGTATATCTGAATGGAGTAAGGTTGTCTGCAAGTGAATTCATTGCAACAAATGGAACTTCAATTACTCTCGCATCACCAGCAACTGCAGGTGATGTATTGGATGTTGTCGAATATACAATGGGTATTGGTGCTACAGGTGCCCCAGGTCCAGCAGCACAATTAACAATTGCCACGAGGTCTGGTGTTCTCGTTCAAAATATAAGTGGTATTGCTTTTACAGTTTCACTTCGATCTGGAATTGGAACAGTTAATATCTAAATATTTTTAAAAGATATAGATGGGAAAAACTAGAGAGACTGCAAACCTTGTTTCAAATATCACAGTTAGTTCCTCTAACATTGGTATTGGATCAACGCAACCAACTACAAAATTAAATGTTGTAGGTGTGGTCAGTGCAACTTCATTTGCTGGTAGTGGAGCAAATTTAACCAATATTGCTGCATCTTATGCCAATAGTTCTGGAATTACTACCTATGCAACCACTGCAGGAGTTTCAACAAATGCACAAGGACTAACAGGAACTCCAAATATTACAGTTGGATTCGCAACTGTTTCCAATAATCTTAATGTATCAGGAATATCCACATCAAATCAAACAAGATTTTTATCTGTAGCAGAAAGATTAGTTCGCGTAAATGGAAATACTGTAAGTATAGCATATACAACAACAGGAGCAAATGTTGGTTATTGTACTAATCCAACAGGAAATATTACACTTGCAGTCACTGGAATTCCGACAGATAGTACCTTCGATAATCACATTATTTCATTTAGTATTGTTATCAGTCAGACAGGGACTGCAAGAAGTTGTACTGCGGTTACATTAAATGGAGTTACAGAAACTATTCGTTGGGCTGGAGGTTCTCTAGGTGCAGCAACTGCGGGAGTAACAACTACAAATGGTTATGATATCTACAGTTTTACTGGCATCAATACAATAGGTTCTGCCAGCACCGCATCTAATTATGAACTTCTTGGAATTGTAAACGGAGGATTTAGATAAATTATGTCACCTATTCTTTCTAGACTTGCATCTACAGGAATTATTAATTCCACAAGTGGATTTAATATAGGAAGAAGAAGACCTAGTGGTGGTGGAGTTGTTGGACTATATGCTTTTACTGATGCTACTTTTACTCCTGGTGGTCAGGTAGGAAGATTTGGACCATCGTTAGAACAAGCAAGAAGTGGTCTCACTGGAACCGGTGTTGATACTTGGAAAAATAACACTTCATATTTTAATACTTCAAGTGGTATTCAATTATGGACAGTTCCAAAAACAGGAACATATAGAATTGAAACTTGGGGAGCTCAGGGAGGAAATGGCACAAATAATAATTATTTTGGAGGTTATGGATCAAGAATGAGGGGTGACTTTGTTCTTACAGAAGGAGCCATCCTTAAAATTTTAGTGGGCCAAACTGGAGGAGCATCTTATGGTGGTGGAGGTGGAATGACTGCAGTTGCTACTAATACCAATACACCACTAATAGTTTCTGGAGGAGGAAATACATTATCCCCATGGAGTTCTTTTGTAGTACATGCAGTTACTACCAATAATGGAACACCTGGCCAAAATTATAATAATGGTGGAACAAATGGAAATGGTGGTGGTACTGGTCCTTATGGCACTTGTAGTGGAGGCGCTGGATTTTATGGAAACGGATCCTCAAATGGATATAATGCGGCACCTCAAAGTTTTATAAATGGAGGAAATGGTAATATTAATGGATGCAGCAATTCAATTGGTGGATTTGGTGGAGGTTCTGCAACAGACGGATGTTATTATGGACAAAGTGGTCCTGGTGGAGGATATTCTGGTGGAGGTGCTGGATCGACCAGTAGTAATTATGGTGGTGCGGGAGGTTCTTATAATAATGGATCAAATCAAAGCAATAGTGCAGGGGGTACAGGAACTGCAACTTTATCTGGGAATGGAAAAGTAATCATAACTTTTGTATCATAAGGACACTTTCTAAACTGTCCACTGAACCTCACAGATCACTCTGTGAGGTTTTATAGTAGCCACATAACGACCAAAAGCGAATGAGGTACTCCAACCTAGACCGATTGATTTTTGTTGGATCTTTTGTGTGGACTCTACACTGGGCATCAAAAGTATCTGAAGTTGTCCTTAAATCTTTGTTCTGATGCTATCACTCTATACAAGTGGTTCTAAGTACTCCAGGAGACGCTGTGAGAGCGTTGTGAGTTACTTCTGCAATAAGTACCTAAAGAGGTATAAAATAGAAATAGAAGTCGTTCACAGAGGACTTCTGAGAGAAGGTGTTTATGGTTGGTGTAGTGTAACTGATTGTGACTGGAGACCTAGAAGTTTTCTGATTGAGATTCATAATCGTCTCAGTCAAGAAGATTATATCAAAGTTCTATTTCACGAGTTACAACATGTCTTACAACATCTTAAAGGTGACCTGAGAGATAAAAGAGGTATCAGATGTTGGAAAGGTATTGATTGTTCTGAGTTGGATTATGAAGAACAACCTTGGGAACTTGATGCTCATCAAAGAGAACAAGAACTCTATGAGGAATATATGAATTACTTGACAACTCTATAAATCCTCTATAGAATACCTTTGCTGGGTTTGATAAGAATGGCTATAATAACTGTAGAGAGACACAAATACAATAAGAATACCATCACAGAAACGCGAAGATTAACCTTTGATGCGTATGAATACACTGAAAAGAATATGTGTCTTGTGATGGGTTTAGTTAGGAAGAACTTAACTTCAGATTTGTTAGGTAGAAAGAAGTTAATGTATCCTGATGATGTAAGAACCAATAAGTATTATGGCCATTGTTATCATTCAAGTCAGGCATTATTTTATCTTATGAATACAGACCAGTTAGTACCCATGAGTGCAGAAGATTATCGTGGAGAAAAGCACTGGTGGTTACAGAATGGAGAAAGAATTTATGATGTAACTGCTGAGCAATACTATTGTGTCGGTAAACTTCCACCACATGAAAAAGGAAAAAAAAGCAAGTGGTATGGTTGGAAAGGGAGGCCACAACAAATAACTTTGGATTTAATGGTAAAGGTTTTGAATGATAGATTGATTGAGGACACTTTAATTACTGTCACATGAGGTTCCCACTGACCCCCCCTTCATACCCTATAATACTTAAAGTTCAATCATCTCAATGACTACTACAAAAATCAAAAAACGTTTCGTAAATGTCATTCCAAAGAGTTCTAAAGCAAAGAATCGCTTTGTAAATATCATGCAGTCACTTCATGCAATGGAAGTGGAACAAGAAACTGATACTCAACTCTTTTTGGTTTCTATCAATCGCATGTACTGTACATGGGTTCCAAAAGAAGGAAATGAACACTGGGAGATTGTTAAATGATTGGATTGATTGCTGGACTTGCATGTGGAATTTCTACATATTATGGAGTAGGAGATGGATTTCATGGACAAAAAACCGCGAATGGTGAACGGTTTGATGCTTATCGTTGGACTGCAGCTCATCCTTATTTGCCTATGGGTAGCAAAATTAGGGTAACAAATCAGAACAATGGTAAGCAAGTGATTGTTCGTGTGAATGATCGTGGACCCTATTCTCATGCTGATCTGGATCTTTCTTATGCTGCTTTTTCTCACATTGAGTCCGTAAAGAAAGGAAACGCTACTGTTTGTTGGAGGGTAATTGGATGAAAAAACTTCTTCTTGCTGCTGCACTTTTGTTCTCTTCACCTGTTTTTGCACAAGAGACTAAAACGTATCGACCATTTCGATATGAAACTCCTTGTCTTTTGGAGGCAGGTATTCAAACCTATCCTGATACCTGTGTAATAATTGAAACACGTGAGAAAGGTGGAGCACTACGTACTCGCAACATCTATTCTAACAAACATGGACTGACTATCAAGGGTCGCTTCGATAAAGAGAAAGGATATGTGACTTGGGATAGTCATAATAAATTTGAATATAAGTGGGAATATAAAATTGGTGGTAACCAAGAACTTGGTGCCTGGACATATGTGATGCCAGGATTCTTACTTCAAAATGTATCTTGGGATTAATTATTAAACTTTTATAAACTGCATTAAATAGTAATAGAATAGGAGAGAGCCATGGTTGCTCTATTTCTCACGACTGTAATCTCTTGCAAACAAGCATTTGGATTAATTTATAGAATTCAAACAAATTCTTTATTGAATGAAACCGCAAAGACTGAATTAATTCAAATACTTCGTGAAACTATTCCAAGTTGTCCTGTAACAATTAAAAAAGATGGAAAATGAGAAGTGGAATCGTGGTCTTGATTTGTTTATAGAAAGTGTTCATCGTCCAGACCACCAGTTAAGAGAACTTGCACACGAACAACTTTGTTATAATGAACTTATGGAAATTCGTGATACTGTTTTGCAATATTTAAATACCCTTCGTAAACCTTAAATAAATAACAGTGCCTGACTTGGTGGTACTTTTCAGGTTGGGATAAAGCACCTTTGGGTGCTTTTCCTGTATAAATACTAATAACCACCAAGTTAAGAGCAGAAAAATGGTAAATCCTAACAGATTTTATACTTATGCTTATTTAAGAAAGGATAAAACTCCTTATTATATTGGTAAAGGTCAAAGAGACAGAATATATTCTAAAAAGGGAAGACCTTGCAATGTGCCTAGAGACAAATCAAGAATTATATTTTTAAAACAAAACCTAACTGAAGAAGAAGCATTTAAACACGAAATGTATATGATTGCAGTTTTTGGAAGAAAAGATTTGGGAACTGGTATTCTTCATAATAAAACTGGTGGTGGAGATGGAACTAGTGGTGCGCTTGTTGATAAATCTACCAGGGTAATATTATCAAACTTGCACAAAGGAAAAAAATATTGGACTAATGGAAAAGTAACTATCAAAAAAACTGAATGTCCTGGAGAAGGTTGGATTAAGGGTTATGTATCAAATACTAAAAACACAGGATATAAATGGTGGAATAATGGTATTAATGAAATAATGGGAAAAGAGTGCCCTGGAGATGAATGGATTACTGGTAGAATAAAAGTATTTGATAGTGAATTTAAATGGTGGAATAATGGAATAAAAAATACCTTTACAAAAGAATATCCAGGAAAAGGTTGGGTTAAAGGTAGAATAAAAACACATACAAAAGAAAATGGTAACAAAGGAAATATTTGTTGGAATAATGGGATTAAAAATATAAGAGCAAAAGAATGTCCTGGAGAAGGTTGGTCAAAAGGTATGTTAAAGGGACATACTTTGGGATTTAGGTGGTGGAACAATGGTATAAAATCTACAAGAAGTGAAGAATGTCCTGGTCCAGATTGGAAACCTGGTAGATTTTTAAGAAAATGACTTATTACGCTTGGTTTATTGTATTCGCAGTAGTAGCATACTTCATCGTTACAGATGATAGTATTGCTGCTGCTTTTTATTATGTTACAAGACTGATTAAGAACAGATATTTGATCTTTCAATGGTGGTTGGTTCATAATCCAGCAACACCATGGGCAAGATATTCGATGTGGAGACGCTCAAATAAACTTGCAAAGGAGTTGATGGATGAGTTAAAATCAAGAAATAAATAGTCATTATCTGAATAATACATATGCTCTCAACTCAATATCGTCTGCGTGTGGAAGCAATTTGCGATAAGATTGTAAAAGGAGAAACAGTAGAATTAAGTGAGATGATATGGGTTGAGAAACTAGCAAAGGCAAATCGAAGTGCTGCTACACTTCTAAGGCAAGCAAGAAGAAAAGCAGCAAATCCTGATATGCAAGAGGGTGGGCTTGATGATTTTATGAACGCATTAGATCTTGGAGATCCTGATCCATCAAATCATCGCAGCAGATTTGAAAGTGCTGATGATATTATTGATTTCTTCAGTCGTGATAATGAAGGAGATTGGAAACAACGTGATTAAGTTGTGTTAAGAAACTCACACAAAACACATAGATAGTGATAGAATGTAGGAGTGAGAATAGTATGAACCCAAAATCAATTTCGTTATGATGTTCTTTGTGCATGGAGGTTATTATGCACAACTTAATTTCTTTCAATCAACTGGCTGCGTGGAAACAACTTGAACCAACTGTAAATGAATTTATTGATCAACATGAACTGATGAATGATTACTTTAATTGCATGATTGAGTGTGATGACGACCAACAAGAATGTAAACGTATCTGTATGAGCATATTAGCAGCATAACCAGTTTTAAGTCTGTCCACTGCCTCTTGACTTTTGAGTTGAGAGGTTTTATATTTTAAATAAATACTAGTGCCTTAATTGACTAGCATCTTTAAGGGTGGGAGAGGAGAAATCCTCTCCTTTGTAATATAAATATTATTGCTAGTCAATTTAAGAGCAGAACTATGGTTAAAAATCCATATAGATTTTATACTTATGCTTATTTGCGTGAGGACAGAACTCCTTATTACATAGGTAAAGGTGAAGGTAAAAGAATATATCAAAGACGAGGAAGACCTTGTTCTCCTCCAACAAATAAAGAAAGAAGAATATTTCTCAAACAAAATCTAACTGAAGAAGAAGCATTTAAGCACGAAATCTATATGATTAATGTGTTTGGTAGGATAGATTTAGGAACAGGCATTTTATATAATAGAACTAATGGTGGTGAAGGGATTAGTGGATTTTCTCATAGTGAAGAAACAAAAAGAAAAATGAGCGAATCTCAAAAAGGACATATTGGTACTCGTGGATTTGGAGGAAAATCGCATACTGAAGAATCAAAGAAAAAAATGAGTGCCGCTAGAAAGGGTAGAGTCAGTCCATTTAAAGGTAAAAAAATGACGACAGAACAAAGAAAAAAAGTAAGTGATGGGTTGAAAGGTAGAAAGCTTTCTGAAGAGCATAAAAGAAAAGCAGGTAATGCTTTCAGAGGAAAAAAATTAACTGAAGAACATAAACTAAAGATAAGTCAATCAAAATTTGGAAAAAAACATTCCGAAGAAACTAAAATAAAATGTGGTTTGGGAAATAAAGGTAAAAAATGGTGGAATGATGGAACTAATAGTAAATTTTGCAAAGAG